AGGGAACTGCTGACTCATGGGAAGGGGCAAAAGATTATTGTACCTCCAACCAAGTAGCAGGGGCTGACAGTGCTTCAAACTTTTGTAAGTTTTCTCAAGTCGGCCTCTACCTTGGCTCTTCTGCGCCTACTTTTCTTGGAGAATCGGTTTCTACGGTGGTTGACCAAGTGGATTATTATATTCAATTGCTTGGTGGTAGTGTCCGTGGGGTTGATTATCAACGAGTTTGCGGCACTGGAGTCGCAACTAGTACATCAGCCATACAAGTCCCACACATTTTTAGTAGAGTGATGAGAGCGGCTCCTACGATAACATTTACAACCTCTTCAGGTTTTACTTGGATTGGGGGAACATCGGTAGCGGCAAATGCACTTACATCAGGCCAAGTAACTACCTTCGGCGCACGTTTAGTAGATTCTGGATTATCTGGCCTAACTACTGGAGAAGGAGAAATGCTATATACCAATGTAGCCGCCAGTTATATTAAATTTGATGCGAGGCACTAATGAAAATTAGAACAATAGAATATCAGGATGATGGTAGCTTTATAGTCAATAAGAATGTGGATGCTAATGATGACAGACAGCTATGCGTTCCCGATGACATGGGCAATCGTCATCGTGTAATGATTCAAGAGTGGATAGACGCTGGCAATACGCCTGACCCTTATGTTGGCCCAACTGATTTAGAAAACTGGGTAGAGGATATGCACAGGTCTGATGTAATACTCCCACGATGGGGAGAGGACATCCTTGACGGTATGCCTGATAAATCTGGCGTAGCTCAAATCACTCTGGATCGTTTACAGGCCAAAAAAGACAAGCGGAGCGAAAAACCATGACTCGACTATTCTTAATTCTTATAATGGTGACTCAACTAGGGTGCGCTGTTGTGCTAGAAACTGCCGCTGGAAGTTTTATCGGAGGCTTGGCGGTTGAAGTGGTGAAGGACAAAATTGATGAAAATGCAGATGAGGCGACTAAACCGTAATGTCGAGTTTAACGGAAGTCACGCTTCAACTAATCTACAAAAAGCTGGATGAAATACTCGATGCAATTAAAGGGAAAGAGAATCCCATCACGCAGGAACAATTTAACTCGGCAATGCGGGATGTGATGAACTTAGTCAACAAAAAGAAATCATAATGTGGACGCTATTTACGACAAACTATGGGGGGTTTTTGTTGGCTTGGGTTGGTGGATGCTCAACAGATTGACTAGCAAGCTAGACGACAAGGCAGACAGCAGTGACTTGGCTGAACAACGCTCAGAGTTACGAGAGATGGACAAGAAGATAGACCAGCTTAATCATACTTCAATCGGGCGCGTAGAATATAAAGCAGATATTGGCTTGCTCCATAATCGCCTGAACCACAAGGAAGATAAAATTAAAACTATTCGCGTGGAGAAGCCGTTGAAATGAGTGTAGAGATATTAGAAAAGCTGAATAAAATGCACACCGATATCAAAGTGATAAGCGAACGGGTCCAGCATGTTGTGGGCAACGTCCATGACCATCATACTGTCATTTATGGCAATGGCAGGGAGGGCTTGAAGATCAAGGTTGACCGAATCGAAACGTCACAACGAACAGCACACAAACTCTGGCTGATGATGGTGGGTACTGCTAGTGCCATTATCGGATGGATGGGGTTGAAATAACTTACCCGGCAATTAGCTCGTAACCCGGCCCTGCGTTCCCTCCTGAGTCTCCTATGACTGTATCCAGGTTCAAGTAGTTAAGCAAAGTGTTCATCGCTTCCTCAAATCCGTGGCATACCTGGCAGTTATGACCGACACTACTCAGCAGGCTGATCCACTTAGTTTGTTCTTTGGTGAGCCTGCCCTTATTGCCAACGTCTTTCATTTCGATATACAAAGTTAGGAAATTTCCGCGAGAAATTGGAAGGCATAAATCAGGAATGCCTTTTTTTTGTCCTTCGCGGCGCATACGTTGTCCACGAATTATTGCCTGCTTGCCAGATCCTCCCTGGTTGGGTATAGAATATAAAAGTTGTAATTCTGGGTAAACGCTGGACTGCGCTTCTGCCCACTGTATAAGGGCTGATTGTTCCGAGGATTCAGACATACTGCACCTCCCAATCCTGCACCAGTTCATCCTGCCTGGCTCGCCAAACTTTGCTGCCTGATCTTTCGTAAGTGTAGAGGCGATGATCCTGAATAATCTCTGAGGCCATCATCCAGCCAGCGATTCTGAATCTAGGGAAATCGCCAATCACCATGGCATAGACGTCAACCTTGCCTGGCTTCTTGTTAATGGATACTTCGAGATGGCCGTGCTTATGCTTCGTAGTCTTGACATCTACCTTGTAATCATTCCAGTAAAGATCGTATTCACCTGGCTCATCTGCCATGTCCGGGTAGACGTTGAGGAATTTGGCGAGGGCTACTTCCCCGGCAGCTCCCTGCAATTCTGTTATTTTGTCAGAATGTGGTCCTGCCTTTTGATTTAAGATTCCAAGTTGTCGGTTGCTCATATACCGATTCTTTGCGAGCAGGACTGAGGTTTGTTGCTCGTTTGCGTTGAGTGAAACGAGATTGTTTTCTCTGAGCTTTACTTCCGTATTTTTTGGTAACATCTATGATACTTCCCCCAAACTCCTCCTTTGCCATCGTTAACACTCGCAGTTGTTCATCATCAAGCTTACCCGCAGCTTGCAGTTTTTTCAGGTACTTCACTTCATCCAAATCAAATCTCAATAGTGTCGTATCCGGCACACTCACATCCATATCCTTGACGATGTAAACCTCACGCCCGAAGATGGCTGAGTGAATCTTTTGGTAGCCCAACTTTTCCAGGGTCATTGCCTGAATATCTTTATCAAAACCCACACTAGTATTTGGTCAAACCAATTAGTTTTAAGACCGCAAAATTTACATCTCATTTCTCTATCAAACATTTAACTACGCATCCCGCCGCTACCCTCATGCCTATTCTGGGGATTAGACGGATGCTCGACTCTCACGCATCCCCAGCTATTGGTGGAAATATCTGCGTTCTCGTGGCCGTACTCCTGCTCTAACTGTGCCACGCAAGCATCGCCAGCGGCTTTCTCAGTCTGGTACTGGTCGCTAGCGTACACGCCCAGGACGCGAACATTCTGGTGCTGGACTTTCGACTCCAGTGGCGTGAATACCATGTGGATTAAAACGAATACTACGAAAAATGGTGCTTGCATAGTTTGCTCCTAATTCATTGCATTGTTGGGGGGGATATAATTACCATTTTCATCCATTATTAAGTTGCCCCGAAGAGAATCAGTGGCAAAGTCTCTCAGGGTATTTAGGATGATCAAATCATCATCCCCGCGTTCTTGACCATAAAAAATAATACGATTAACAGCATCTTTTAAAGAAATAATACTTCCATCTTTACGCCGCATCCTTAAATCTCCCTGTTTCATATTCGTAATTAAAACTTGCAACTCCTAGTTGACCGCAATGCTTGTGTTTGACTTTCTGGATATGCACATCAACGTCATGGCGAGAGTCACCATCCTGATCGGGCCGGTGAACACAAATAATGTTATGGGCCATGTTGTACCAATGAGCAGATCCAGAAATATCGTAAGCGGTTGGCACATGGTATTTGCCATTAGATTTGTCGCGAGTCATCTTTGCAGGATGCGCTATCAGGAATACATGGCAATTGTGAGCGGCAGCAAATCGCCTGATCTTTGCCAGTGAATGCCTGATATATTGAGTTTCCGACTCCCCCATACCTGAGTGGTCAATATCGTTCCAAGGATCTAATACAAAGAAGTGAATGCCTTTGGTCAGGACCATTTGCCGCATGATTTCGAGCAGATCATCCACTGTTCTTTTCATCTCATCAGGGATGATATAGCTGATTAATTCATCAAGCTCTTTAGCAGCAATGGCAACTCCCTCTTTAGATATGCGCTGATGCGAGGGGTACTTTTTAGCGAAGGGTCTGCCATCGTACAACTCAAGAAGTCTCGCTATATGCGTTTCTACTGGCTGATGTTCTGGCGAGAAGATGCCGCATTTCAGGTTATGCTCTTTTATCAAGTTAATCATAAGGTGTTCGATGAACGAAGATTTGCCGTGTCCGGGTATGCCAGTGACGATGGTCAGCTCCCCTGGAAGAACGGTGAATAGATGATCGAGGGCGAACCACCCTGTCGAAAAGCCCCGTGTGAGGCCTTCATCGTACAGGGTCATGAGTTTGTCTTGAAAATGATTGATCGGGAAAACTCCATCGATTGGGAAGGGCTGGGCGTTGTCAATACACTCTCGTAAAAACTCTTTGCCATAAGTAATAAGAACGTCATTGGCATCCTTGCATCCTTCCGGCCAGATGACTCGGAAACATCTTTCCTTACCCAAACGCCGCGCCAGTTCTTCCTCAAGTTTTTTCCCACAGGGGTCATTGTCTACAGCCAGAACGATCCGCTCGACTTTATCAAGCTTTTCATGCGTGTGTTGAAGCGACTCGTCAAGATCGGAGAATGTTGTTTGCTTAACCCCTGGTGCGCCAAAGGGAACCGAAATAGATGCTGGTAAATCGGCCATGTCGAATGAAAGTTTATCCAGCTCCCCTTCGCAGATGATGGTCTGTTCCGAATTAATATCGTCATATCCGTAAAATATTTTGTATGGGTTTTTGGAGGACCAGATTCTTTTTCCTCCGTCTTTAGTTCTGCTTCTATACTTGATAAAGCAGACCTCGCCATCCTTATGGAATGGAAATACCAGATTCCCATTTTCCACGCTGATACTAAGTCGATCCAAAACTGCTTCATCTATGCCCCTTCCCTGAAACCAGGCCAACGCCGACTCCGTAAGTTTTTTAGGTGCAAATTCAGGAATATGATAATCCTTTTTATTCCATTGACTAGGCCTTGCATGAGCAGCATCGCGCTTAAGCTTGCCACGGAAACCGCAGTCAGGAGCATGGCAATTCCATAGACCGTTATCACGATTAATACTGAGAGATATTGATTTATGATTGCACTTGGGACATTTGGTCTTACTTCCTTTTCTAAGATGTATGCCATGGTCCTCAAAGCTCTCAATAAACAAGTTTTGCCCTTTTTTTAGGTGGTTTGCCGGCGGCTTGTAAATACCCTTCAAACTTCGGCCCGAATAAAGTTGAAGGTCTTAGAAATTCTTTCATCTTTTCGTCATGCAACCACTTCTCGCATCGACTCCTGACTACTGTCAGAAAATCTTCCAGCTTAAATTGCTGGTTCATCCTGGCGATAACAAGTTTGCGAGTTGCCTGGGCATTAGGCTTGTAATTTGTCCCAGCCAGTTTGTTCAACTCCGCAATGGTCGCCTCGCAGACAGCCCTATAATCCAGGTCTGCCTCAGTAACTTCGCCAGTGCCATCGCAATACTCGCATTTCATATATGAAACCGCCTGAAACGATTGTTAATCAACGGCTGGCCGCGTAGTTGCCAGAGCTTATGAATATAGATGCAGGCGATGAGGAAATCTGTGAACATCAAATATGGCAAGTTGTGCATCCAGAATAAGTAGAGCCATAGCCCCTGACCCGGCAGGCCAATAGTGCATCCGAGCTTCACATGGCCGTTTGCCAAGAGCCAGATGTTCACGCAGGCGAATATGTTGGCGATGATTTGGAGGGTAATCATTTCTGTCGCCAATCCACATCCTCACCCCGCCACTTGTCATCATCCTTCTTCTCAACTGGCTCTGCTCCCTTCGGGTGCGAAGTATCGCCCTGGCAACAATCGCCATCACTAATCTGCTTGCACCTAGGGCATGAGTAGTGGCCGTGAACGAAGTTAAACTCGCCAGCGTATCCGCACTTCTGGCATTGGTCTATACCGTGCATCATTTTTTTTTGTCTCCTTCTCTCATTCACTCTTCGCTCACCGCGAATCTCAATCC